AGTCGTAAACGTCCAGTCAAAACCTTACCCAGCTTTCGCCTTGGAACTCTTAAGACTCGCAGTAAACGATCCTTCGTACCAGCTAAAAACAACACAAGAAGGTATTGATTGGATAAGGGTTCCTAGCTACCCTTTAATGAATACTGATGCAAGAGCTAGAATATTCCTTGACTGGAATACAACTTTCTACAAACAAACTGCAGCAGAGTACATGACTGATCCAATTGCAGCACCCTTTGTTATATTTGGAGTAACAGCAGAAGGTGTAGTTAACCCAACACCCACTCCCGCAGGACTAAAATACCCACATGAAATTCAAGCAAATATTTTACATAATCTTATTAATGGCAGTGCCCCTTCTACTCCTACTTGGGCTCCAGCAGGGGAACTATTTGCTTTTATACTCGGACTATTACTTATTGCCGTAACAGTTTCATCCATATACATTAGCGCTCCCGTAATATTTTTACTAATCGGTAGTTCTATCTTCGGCGCCTGGTCCTTGTTTCAATCTTCTTACTTGTTTGACGTCACAGGCCTTATTTTACTCTGGTTTTTATTCTGGAGCATTGAAAGTTTCCGTAATTTCATTACACAGTATTTGCTGAGATTGCAAATTAAACAACAATTCGGAACGTACGTATCTCCCGACCTTGTAAAAAAATTACAGGACGACCCCACATTGCTGAGATTGGGTGGGGAGACAAAACGACTCACTTTTCTTTTTTCAGATATTCGAGGATTCACACCAATTTCTGAAAAATACCAAAAAGATCCGCAAGGTCTTACAAAATTGATCAACCGATTTTTGGATAATCAAACAGAAATCATACTTAAACATGGAGGAACCATAGATAAGTACATGGGAGACTGTATTATGGCTTTCTGGAACGCACCATTGGATATTGAAGACCAAGAAAGAAAAGCAACAGAATGTGTACTAGAAATGCGAGAAGCATTAGGAGAATTAAATGAAAGACTCAGAGAAGAAGGCTTGGACGAGATTAATACAGGAGCAGGAATCAACACAGGACTCTGTGTGGTTGGGAACTTTGGTTCTAGTTCTAGGTTCGATTATTCCGTTTTGGGGGATGCTGTCAATTTGGCTGCAAGACTAGAATCCTCGTGTAAGAATTACGATGTCGATCTTGTCATATCTGAGCACAGTTTAGTTGACGGGTATGACTACGAGTTCCTAGACGATGTTACGGTAAAAGGCAAGTCGGAGCCAGTTAAAATATACACCATCAGAAAATAGTACTTGACACTTCTCCTCACTTTTGATATAATTACAAACATATGAAGAAAAATCTTCAAGAATATTAAGGAATTCAACATGGAACTTAACGAAGTCGCTGCAAATTTGGACAAACATGAAGCTGTGTGTGCAGAAAGGTGGAAAACTGCGTTTAATAAATTTTCAGATGTTGAAACACAAATCAATAGAATTGAGACAATCATGATTGGAGTCGCTGGCACTTTAATAGTTGGCGGAATAACTACAATCGGAACAATATTGTCAATGCATCCCTAAGGAGCAAACATGGAATCAGGATATAAGACAAAGGATATGAAAGCAGAAACTAAAAAAGAAGTTTTACCGATATATCAAAAGAAACAAAACTGGTGCTTTATATTAGAAGGACAAACATATAAGTTTCCTACTGAAGAAGCAGCAAAATCACACTATAAAAAACTAATTAAATGAGCAATAGTATAGAAGAAGCTTTGAAAAAAGCAGTTGAGAAAACAGACTCAACAAAAGTCGTTGAAGGAGAGGGCGCAGAGCCTTCTCAAGAACTTTCTAAAAGAGTAAAAATGCTCATGGCTAGAAAGACAAACTTACAACGCGCACGCAGACAAAAATTACCTAAAAAACTAAGATGAAGAAAAAGCTTTCCCATGAGGAACGCTATAATATCTGTAAAGAATGTCCAAACTTAAACAAAAAATGGAAGGTTTGTAAAGTTTGTAATTGTTTTATGCCCCTCAAAACTAAACTTAGATGGGCGGAGTGTCCTGAGGAACCCCCTCGCTGGACATAAGGAGAAAGTATGCCAAGTGGTAAAGGAACTTATGGGAAGACTAGAGGTCGTCCTGCTAAAAAGAAAAAAGGTGGAAAAAAGAAAAAGTCAATGGGAGGCTTAACTGCAGCTCAAAAGAAACTACCTAAAGCATTGCAACAAGCAATCTTAAAAAGAAAACGTGGCAAAAAGAAGAAGTAAGACTACTCGTAAAAAGAGAAACATTCCTACTAATTCAAAGCTTTACGCTAGAATGAAGGCAAAGACTAAACGAAAGTTTGCAGTCTATCCAAGTGCTTACGCTAATGCATACCTTGTAAAAGAGTATAAAAAAGCAGGTGGGAGGTACCGTCGTGGCTAGTACAGGTTTAAAGAAATGGTTTAAAGAAAAGTGGGTAGACATTGGTAGACCCAAAAAGAAAGGCAAGTATCAACCTTGTGGTAGAGGGAAGGCAAAGACTTCTCGTAAAGGATACCCTAAATGCGTACCTTTAGCTCGTGCACGAACTATGAGCAAAGCTCAAAAAAAGTCAGCAGTTCGTAGAAAACGAGCAGTTACTCAAGGAGTAAAAGGTAGACCAACAAATGTACGAACAGTTACCAAAAGAGGAAAACGAAAAGCAAAGAAAACAAAACGTTAAATTTGCAGAGTGGGCGCTTACCCAAGTATCTCAAGGTGAGTTCATGGAAAATTATTATAAATTATTAAAACAATATGAGAAAGAATATGGTAGAATGGATAAAAATTAAATGGACACAATTCTGTGCCGTCGTTTCAGGAGAAGATAAGAACTGGGACGGAAAAGTAGATATCAAAGATAAGATGCTCAAAGCAGAAGAGAAAGCTAAAAGCTAAAATTCATTAGCTAAGTCATATAAGGACTAGCATGAACAAAAAAGAAATTATAAATGAAATTATAGGAATAGTTAATCTATCCCATAAGTTTCGTATAGCTCTAGAAGAAAAATTAAGGTGGGGACAAGAGCTCAGAGAATTATTACACTCACCTGATAATAATAAAGAATTATTAAATACTCATTTTAAGAATGGGACGGAACAGAGATAACTCTGTTTAGGAAAATAAAATGGCAAGACAAGGCTCATTTCTTAGCGGACCAAGTGTACACGGTACATCAAAGTTAGCTAAACATAAACTAAAAAGAGGACTTACTAGAGACCTCAATGCAGCAGCAGGAAATTTTGTAAATACAAAAACTCCTATGTCCACTCCTGGTGGATTCTATGGCTCTGCACCGAAAGCAATCGGACCAAGATTCGGCAAAACAGTCAACCCTAAAAGGGCTAGATTTAGTAAAAAAGGTGCAAGTCGAATACTACGTAAACGATAGAGTTTTTTCACAAAGACTTTCATGATTTTATGAAAGCAGGACGACTTACGAAAGTCGTAAATATGATACACAATGGCACTAACAAACGGCGAAAAATCAAGGCTAAAAAAGGCAGGACTCGCAGGGTTGAACAAACCCAAGAGAACTCCTAAGCACCGAACTAAGAAGGCAGTTGTAGCTGTACGAGTTGGTGGCAAAGTGAAAATCATTCGTTTTGGAGCGCAAGGCATGGGGCATAATTACAGCCCTGAAGCCAGAAAAAGCTTCAAAGCAAGACACGGAAGAAATATCGCAAAAGGTAAATCTTCTGCAGCCTATTGGGCAAACAAAGTATTTTGGGCAGGTAAAGGTGGTTCTAAGAAACGACCACCGCGCTCCCAGAAAAGAACATTTGGAACTAAACGAAGGAAGTAATGACAATACCAAAAGTAATTGACAAAAGAGAAATGTGGCTAGAGGGCTTAGGCTTACAAGCTGCGGATGTACTAAAAAGATTTCAAAAAAGAGAAATTAATGGAATAACTCCGACTAATACTGAGACCGATATTATGGACTTATGTGGCGGTTACCTCTACCTTCTAGAACTTGCCAAAGAACATGGACTATTCGAGTCCGAAGACCCCTTTAACCTATTTGAAAAAGAGACCTTACATTGATAGAAGTAAGCCGTTCCGATATAGTCTCCGACTATTTAATGGAACTCCAACCCGAAACAAGATTTATTAAGTTACCTATTGAAGGCTATCTTGATTTATTAAATGTTACCCCCAACTCCTCACAAACTGCAATTATTAACGCAATTAACAATCCTAAATACAGATTTGTTTGCGCAGCAGTATCACGTCGACAAGGCAAAACCTACATAAGCAATATTATAGGACAGCTAACATGTTTAGTACCTGGAGCTAATGTACTACTTATGTCTCCCAACTACGCACTATCCCAAATATCATTTGACTTACAGAGAAATCTCATCAAGCATTTTGATTTAGAGGTAACACGCGACAATGCAAAAGACAAAGTTATAGAACTATCTAATGGTTCTACTATTAGAATGGGTTCAATCAATCAAGTAGACTCAGTTGTTGGTAGATCATACGATCTTATCATATTTGATGAGGCTGCTCTAACAGATGGACGAGACGCCTTCAATGTTGCACTAAGACCAACACTAGACAAAGAAAACTCTAAAGCAATCTTTATTTCGACCCCTCGTGGACGTAATAACTACTTTGCAGAGTTTTATTATAGAGGATTCAGTGATGAATTTCCAGAATGGTGTTCAGTTAAGGCAACTTACCACGAAAATCCTCGAGTTTCTGATGCAGATATTGAAGAAGCAAAGAAAACAATGTCTCAAAACGAATTTAACCAAGAGTACATGGCAGACTTTAATGTATTTGAAGGTCAAGTATGGTCATTTAATCACGAAAAATGTATTGGAGATTTCAAAGAACTAGACACTAGTCAAATGGATGTTTTCGGAGGATTAGATGTTGGTTACAAAGACCCTACAGCATTTTGCGTTATCGCGTACTGCTGGGATAAAAAGAAGTACTACTTAGTTGACGAATATATGAACGCTGAACGTACTACAGAACAACACGCTGTACAGATAAAAAAATTAATTGATAAATGGGATATTGACTTTATTTATATTGACTCTGCAGCACAACAAACGAGATACGATTTCGCACAAAACTATGATATTAGTACTATCAATGCAAAGAAATCAGTACTAGATGGAATCGGTCATGTCGCAGGAATTGTAGACAATGATGATCTTAATGTAGACCAAACATGCAAACAAGCGCAGATGTCATTAGATCAATACCAATGGGATCCGAATCCTAATTTATTAAAAGAAAAACCAAAACACAATATGTCATCCCATATGGCGGATGCTTTACGATATGCACTATATACATTTCAAACATCAGCCACTACGTTTTAATAAGACCTGTAAAAAACAGTTCTTGACATATGATGTGAGTTTTTGGTATAATTCTAATTAAGAGTTGAAATATGAAATTAAAAAGAGATTTAGTTAAATATGTAAGAGACAAGGCTAAATCCAAATATAAGAAACAAAGTAGTTGTTATATTTGTGAGAGCAATATAGACTTAGACTTTCATCATTACTACGGACTGACTGAATTACTAGAAACTTGGTTGAAAACAGAAAAATATATTATAGAGAATGAGCAAGACATACTAGCAATTCGAAAGTCCTTCATTGATGATAACTGGGAGAAAGTGTATGATTACACAGTAACTCTCTGCCATAAGCATCATTTACACTTACACTCAATATATGGAAAAAGACCCAAATTGATTACAGCAGAAAAACAAAAACGTTGGGTCGAGAAACAGAGAAATAAATATGGCATGGTATGATACATTATTAGGAAGAACTCCAGATACTGAGGACAAGCTCAACCCTGCACAATATGTTATTTCTAGAAACGAAGGTCTAACTGTAGATTCTCGTGAAATAGTTACTAACTATAGAAACGCATACGAACAATTAGAGATAGTTAACAGAGCAGTCAACATGATAGTTGATGATGTCGCTGATATACCGTTTCAACTAGGGAATCAAGTACCGGGAACAAATAATATTGTAAAAAATATTAGAAGATCAAAAGTTGACCTTTTAATTAATAGAGAGCCAAATCCTTTTCAGGATGTTAACTCGTTTAAAAGAAACTTAATAATTGATTTACTAATAGACGGTAACATCTTTATTTATTTTGACGGAGCACATCTATATCACTTACCAGCAAATAAAGTAAGAATAGAAACAGATGAACAAACTTTTGTTTCAAAATATACTTATGAAAACAGTATAGACTATAGTCCTAATGAGATTATACATATTAAAGAAAATAGTTTTAACTCCATTTATAGAGGAGTACCAAGACTAAAGCCTGCATTTAGAACTATGCAGCTTTTATCAAGTATGAGAACTTTTCAAGA